ACTGCGCCGCGGGGGTGACCGCGAGGAATTCGGCGTACTTCGGACGGATCAGGTCGGTGGCCACACCGGCCACGTCCACTTGGCGCGCGTAGCGCCACACGCGGATCCCGTGGACGTACGTCCCCAGGAACATCGCGCCAGCCTGCGTGAACTGATTGGTCAGGTCCAGCGGGCCGGAGAGGATGCGACGGTTGTCGAGTTGCGTCTGGACCTGCGCGTTCTCCACGAACGCGTCCGCGGCGTCGGCGCCGAGGATCACGTCCGTCGCGTTGAGCGACACGGCGTCGTTGATGAGCTGCGCGGCGGTCAGGAAGTCCTTGCGCGGGCTCGACAGCGGGTCGTCCCAGGTGTCGGTGCCGCCGAGCGTGATGTCATGCGCGGCAGCCCGAGGGAACGTGATGGTGAAGGACGCCTCGTCGGCGACCGAGTAGCTGACGGCACCGCGCAGCGCGAGGCAGGCCAGGTACTCCTCGGAGTTCATGATGTCGTCGCCCAGCATGGCGAGTTCGCTCGCCATGTACTCGCGCATCGCGGAGCGGATGCCACCAGCGCCCGGGAAGATGACGGAGCCGGGGCGCCGCTTCTCCAGGAGTTCGCTGGGGGTCATGGGCCGCTTGACCCGGATGTGCGGGGGGATGATGACGCGGAAGGACTCGTCGCGCCCCTCCGTCATGATGGCTTGGCCGTTGCGTTCCACGAACGGCGCGATCTGGCGACCGCGGTCGAGGAACGACAGCTCGATGTTGCGAGTCGGCACCGTCACGTCGCGCGAGAACACCATGTTCTTCACGAAACTGTTGGGCGCCTTCATCTCGTTCACGGCGGGCGTCAGAGTGCTCCAGCCAAGAACGTCGGCAGAGTTCGGCATTTCGATTCTCCTTGTCGGTTGGTTCTATTGAGTGCGGTGAAGCGCTCGGACTAGGCGACGCCTTCGAGACCCTGGACGGTCATCCCCGCGTCGCGGAGATCCTGACCGGCCAGAAGACCGTCGAGCGTGGCTTGGGTTTGTCCCGCGGGAAGCGGAACGTCACGGGCGTCGATGACACCACGCTTGAGGATCTGGATGTGGGTTTCCCCAGCGCGCAGACCTTCGTGCGGGGAGTCGGGCGCCCACAGGAAGCCGTCCACCCGGGCGTCGGCGTCTTGCCACACACCCCAGGTGGTGCCGGTGCGGAACAGCGGCGTCAGGTGAGCCACGTCCGCGTCGGCGGCGAGCGCTTCCAGTTGGCCGACAGAGATGCCGCCCTCGTGGGGGTACGCCCGGAGGTTCGGGAGCTGCGAGTTCGCGGCGCCGAACAGTTCTTTCGGTTGAAGAGCCATGAGTGTTCTCCTTGGAGTTCTTCGGGTTCGTTACGGGTTGGAAAGGGTCAGATCCGGGCGTCTAGCCCTTCACGACGCGCATGCCTTCGGGCTGCGCGGCGTTGCCCATGAGGTCGTTCACCAGCTTGGCGATGGCCAGGCCCTCGTCTTCGGCGGCCTTGGAGATCAGGTCGATCTCTTCGTCGCTGTCGGAGTTGGCTTCGGTGTCCTTGCGCTCGGGGGCTTTGGTGCCCTTCTGCGCCTTGAACAGCTTGACCTGGAGTTCACGCACGGAGGCGTTGTCGGACTCCTTCGCGGGGATACCGGCTTCCACCAGATCCTCGACGGAGGGGCCTTCCTCGGTCAGGCTCTTGCGCAGCTCGGCCAGCTTCTCGCTGGTCATGTCGCCACTGGCGATGGCCTTGCGCATCTCGTAGCCCTTGAGCACCTTCTCGTACTCGGCAAGGGCGTCGGAATCAAGCGGGTCGCCCGTGAAAGTCGGGGCCGGACCGAGTTCGTCGGCGGGCTTCGACTCGGCGGCGGGCTCGCCCTCGATGACCTTCTCGACGGGCTTCGTCGAGACGGCGCTTTCGACCGCGCTCTTCACCAGGCCGACCATCTCGGTCTTGAAGGTGGCAAGGGCGGCTTGCAGCTCTTCGTTCGTCATGTCGTTCTCCTGCACGCCGCCCATTCGAGCGGCCACACGTTGACTGGCGGCCTTCACGTCAACCTGTTCGACGGCCGCAGGGCCGAACAGACTTACTCCGTCGAACTCGCCCGAGCGATACGCTTCGCGGAGGGCGGGATCGTCGATCTGGAACTGGACGGCAGCGCCGCCCGTGACATCGACGGCGTTACCGTCGTAGTCTTCCCACGCGGCGAACCGTTCGTCGGTGGGTTGGATTCGGAACACCTCGTTGATGCGGACAGCCGACTCGTCGAGCACCTTGCCGTCGTGCTCAATGTCGATCTTGCCACCGCTGGAGATGAGCGAACTCATCATGCTGTCGATGGCCGCGTCGGTGTCGGCGAAGTCCCCGTCGGCGTCGGCGAGACCCTTCGGCCACATGACCGTGAGGAGCTGGCCTTTGTCGGCGTCGCCCTTGGTGAGCGTGGCGTACTCGGCCGTGCCGTCCGACTTGTAGAGAGTGACGAGGCCGTTCTTGCCCCGCTTGCACAGCGCGAGGCGCTGGACCTGGGCTCGCTTGATGCGTCGCATGCGTGGTCCTCCTAGACCGCCAGCCTGGCAGGGCGGGGGCTTGTGACTGCCGTTCTGGCAGGGCTCATGAGGCTGGTCGTGAACAATCCGCGGATTTCCCTGCCGTTTTGGCAGGCCGTACGCTATCATGATAGCGTGGGGCTTCGAGAGAAGTCCAACGGAAAACCGGATTTTTCGACAACTGGGGATAGCCCTGGCCCTTGGGACGCCAAGGAGGGGCAGTTCCCGCTACCCTGACGAGGGGAACCATGACCGACGAGACCACCCACGAGAACAGCATCACGGGGCCGCGACCGGCCCCCGAGGGCGCTGCGGGAGAGGCCGGAGCCTCCTTCCACGTCAAGCGCAAGAGCCACGACATCTTCGGCGGCGAGAACAAGGGGGAAGGCTCAACGCAGTCGCTCCTGTTCACGCTGCTCAAGAAGGCCGCGAAGCTGGCGTCCGACCCGGAGACCCGCGAGGATGCGGAGACGAACGCTGGCATTTCGGTCGGCACGAAGTCGCACCTCATGGACAAGTTGACTGCGCGCGAGCTGCGCGACTTCAACGACACGCACGCCATCTGCATCGACGCGAAGGTGTCGTCGAGCACGGGGCTCGGTCACCGCGACCTGGAAGTCCACGAAACGCTCGACCCGCTGACGCGCTTCTCGTGGCAGGACACGCTCAATGCGCTGTCGAACGACTACTGGGAGACGGGCGAGTGCTTCCTGGAGTGCGTGTACGGAGACGAGGACGAACCGCGCAAGATCACCGGCCTCCACCACCTCGAATCGGCGCAGGTCGAAGTCGAAGTGGAGGAGGAGAACAACGCCGAGCTGTACCACTACGTTGTGCAGGGCGAGACCGGCGGCGCCGAGACGATCGTCATGGCGAAGTTCGGCGATCTGGAGGATCTGAAAAAGCGCTTCGGCATCGAAGGCTCCTCGTCCATTCGTGATCGCATGGGCACGAGCGAGTCGCAGGGGCAAGGCTCCGTGGACACGCGCGAGGTGCAGATCAGTCAGATGAACGCCAACGATGCGCCGCGCACCAACCGAGGGGCGGGCGTCAGCGGCACGATCGTGGACAGCGAGATCATCCACATCCGACAGAGCACCAACCGCTCGCGCTACTACGGCTACCCGGACTACATGAGCGCCGTGCCCAGCATCGAGCTGGTTCAATGCATGGCGCAGCACGAGTTCGACTTCTACTTCAACCGCGGCGTGCCGGAGTTCATCCTGTTCCTGCTCGGCAAGAACATCGGCAAGTGCTGGGACAAGATCGAAACGCTCATCAAGGCGAACCAAGGTCCCGGCAACTCGCACAAGACCGGCGGCGTCCACATCCCGGGCTCGCCCGATGAGGTGGCGGTGCAGGTCGAGAAGCTGGCGATGGACGAGTCGAGCGACGGCAAAGGCTTCGCCGAGAAGGCGCACACGCTGGACATGCGGATCGCCACCGCGCACGGCATGCCTCCTCAGCTCGCCAACATCTTCCTCCCGGGCAAGATCGGCGCGTCCAACGAGACTCCGAACGCGATGCTCCTCTTCCAGATGCGGAAGCTGGGCCAGGCGCAAAAGAACTTCTCGCGCGCCCTCGCCTGCTCGCTTGGTTCGGATGATGTCACGCTCGCGCAGCCCACGGGCTCGCCTGCGTCGCTGACGGCCGACCAGTTCCTCGGCAAGGATGCCCAGCCGATGAACGAGGAGACCGGCATGCCGCAGTTCGTGCAGCCGGGCAACGGCTTCAACACCATCCTCGACGGGATGACCCTGGGCGCGCAACAGACGATGGCTCGCATGGAGGATCCGATGGGCGCCACCGACCGCAACCCGGAGGACGGCCTGCTCGACGGCGCGCGTGACCGCCAGCCGGGCGACCGGCGGGCCACTCGGTCGATGGGCCGGGCGGCACAAGCTGAGGCCGGGCGCAACGCGCCGCAGGCGGGCAACGCAGAGATCGGGCGCAACGCGCCGCAGAACGGGCGCGGGTAGTGATCGACGCCAGGCGCATCATCCGACTGATCCACGAGGAGCTGGGCAAGCGCGAGCTGGCCCGGGTCAAGCGGATCATCGGTTCCCGTACGCTCAAGGCCGCGGTCGAGCTGATCGTGGACGAGAACGCGATGCGCGCCGATCTCTTCATCCCGCACTTCTGGGCCATCTGGTACCACGATGGCCGTGGTCGGGTGTCCCCGAAGAACGCGCGCAAGCTGGTGTTCTTCGACAACCCCGAGAACGATCCGCGCACGCGTGGCGCGTCCCCTCGCAATCGAGGCCAGGTGCGCCGTCTCACGCGCGCCGAGTACGAGGAGGGGCTGCGGATCAATCAGCAGCGATTCGAGGCGGGGCTGCGGCCCTTCATGTTCGTGGTGGACTCCGTGAGGAAGTCGCGGCCCCGTCCGTTCTTCAAGCAACTGGAGCAGGGGGCGGCAGAGCGCGCCGACCCCATCGTGCTCCGCGTGTTCGAGCGCGAGCTGCTACGCGAGATCGACAACGACAAGGACACGCGCTCGGAGACCCGCCCGGTCAACTTCGATCTCGGCTTCTAGCCTTCCGCCAGATCGGCCCACCGAACGCGCGCACGGCGCGGTACATCGCCCAGCGCTTGAACCACCCGACGCCGTGCTCGCGCATCACGCGCCGGAAGATCCCGTCGGCGTCCTTGCGCGACACACACCCGCGCACGTAGAGCCAGTCGTGCAGCACCGCGGCCAGCTCATGTCGCCCGCGCGGGGTGACGAACCACCAGAAGCACGGCGGCACGCTGGCGAAGTCGGTGGTGAAGCCCTCCGGGATGTAGAACATCTGCCAGTGGCCGGAGTACAGGAGCGGCGCGGTCAGGCGCCACTCCCGCTTGCTGATCTCCTCGACTTTCAGTGGGGACAGGAAAGGCACGACTCCTCCGTCTCTTCCTCACCATCTCCGGCTTCCAGCAGCGCGCGGTAGGCGCGCGCGTAGGCGACGCCCCACATCGGGCCGTGCGAGCCATAGTCCGGGTCTCGCGTCGCGTCCCACACCATCGCGTGCGCCCACTCGTGGATGAGCGTGTCGAGGATCGAGTGGAATGCCTGGC